CCGTTGTTGGTGATCAAGTTTTTCGATGAGTTCTTTTGCTTCGTCTATTGTCATAATTGGTTTTTTTAAAATGGGGGTGAACATAATTCCACCCCCGTATATTAGATATTAAAATGGTAAATCATCCTCAACTACTTCGTTAAGTACCTTATCAGCTACTTGTTTTCTAGCCTCAAAGTGTTGACCAAGAAGATAACCTGACAGATGTTCTTGCAAAGTGGTGTCGAGTAATTTAGCTGTTTCATTTGTATCTTCAGAAACCTTTTTCAATGCAAAGACTGGTACTTTAAATTTAGTAGAACCTTTCTTACGTTCATCCGATCCTTTTACCTCAACAGCGGCATCGTATATTTCATTTTTGTTATCGTTGAAGAACGAAGTCCACTCACCAAGAGTAGCACCTTTGAGTTGTAGATTAGCAAGTTCTAAGGTATCCCCATCAACCTTCATAGCAACGTACATACTACGAATATATCTAGCACCAAGGCTATTTATTTTGTCCTTGATTTCACCATATATACCATTGAGAAGATCATCCTTAACTTTGAATGCTCTTATCTTTAAAGGTTCGATACGAGTATCGCGTACCTCATTAGACCATATACCACTCTCACTTGCATCATGCCATCCCTTTATGGTTGTTAGCTGGTCGAGTACTAGGAAAGTAATCTTGTCTCCAAGATCAACATTTTTTCCTGCTTCTTTATCGTAGTACATAAACGATCCATTTTTCCAATCGATAAAGTACTTACATGGGTTAGCGTTTCCGCTGTTGTTGTTGTTCTGATTTGAACGGCTCATAATAAATTGAATTTAGTTTTACAAAAATAAGAATTAATTTTTAAAATGGTGCTTCTTCATTTGACCATCGGTGATTTAATCGTTGTGAAGTTGGTGATTCTTGTTTTACTTCAACACTTTTACCCCAATATTCCTGGACAGGGTCAACATTATTACAGGTATAGCCACAAGCATTCTTGTTGAATATCATCTCAACTGGCTCATCCTTTGGTGTGTGCTTACCACCTGTTTCTGTGTCTTTTATTTTGTCCACATGAATTTCTGTTACTCTCCATCGTGCCTCATCTTTTAGGTCGCGGTGTACGATAAGGAAGTCATCTGTTTTGTTTGGTTTATTCTGTCCACCTTCAACATCATGCTTGGTAGGAACAGCTTGGTCACCATAACTTCGGTTAGTTCTTGCAGCAGTAGATGTAATATGGTCTGTAATCCAAACAGAGGAGTAGTTACTTTTAAATGTCTGTAGCTTGTTTAAGTTGCGCTTGTTTACACTGTACTCATTCTCACCCATTGGTAACTCGAATGCATTGTATGGGTCACCAATTACAACATCATACTCATACCCTTCGTCATAGACAATCTCACACTTGAGCAGGAAGTCATTGATAGTATGTTCACGTTTGGCAGTCATAAACTTAAAGTGATCAGCAACAAACTTACTTGCTTTTGTGTGATCATCCACATCAAACAGTTTAACACTCTTACCGATGTAGTATTCTTTTATCTTCTTACGGACATGACCATCACTGTTTTCTTTTGAGTACACAAGAAACTTCCATTTGTGAAACATTCCAGCAAGAACAGCGAAGTACCAAACAACATAACTCTTACCTACATTGTCACGTGCCGCAATCCAAACCAATGTATTCTTCTTGAACAACCAATGCTGGTCAAGTTTAGGTATACCTGTAGACAGACCCATCTCCAAAGAACCATTAATGAATGCCCATTCGTACTCATCCATCTCAACATCATCAGCCATGAAGTCATAAGAACCATCACTCCTACGTGTGAAGTCTATAGCTTTTTCAATCTCCTTAGCTTCGTTGAGTGGTCTGTTCTTACCATGCTCGATACCATCCTTAATAGTCTTCTTTGCCAGGTTAAGGTCATCAGGATTCTTTTTCTTTATCTCCGTAAGTATATGGTCGAATGCTTCCTTCTCTGTTAACATACCAATAGCAACATAACCACCAAGTAAATTAGATGCACTAAGTAGTGTGTCATGCTTGTTACCATTCTTACCTGCACGAGTGTGTGCAATCATAGTCGAGGTAATGTCTAAGGCTCTCTGTTTCTTTCTGTCTTTTTTATTCTTCTTCCAATCAATATACTGGTCATCTGTTAATGTCTTGTCCCAGACCAATGAATGTGTATTGGTATAAATATTAGGATCATGTGATTCAAAACAGAGTCTAGAAAGATTCTTAGATGATGTGTCTAGTTCGGGATAACGAGACAGTATAGCATTGTAATACTGCGTATGCTTCTCAAGGTTAGGTGGACATTGTACTAATGCCTTCACACCATTACCACTAGGTGATTCCCATGCAGCATAAATGTAACTGTCTTTGCTTAGTTGCATCTTCTTTATCTTAACATCAACATCATCAAAGTCAAGTACAAAGAAACCTGAATGCTCAACTAGATTTTCATCTGTTCTTTTATCACCATTTATTACACCTGCAAATACAATACATGGTAATTCTGTTTTTTCTGTTTTACCTGACCTAATGGATTCAATAAGTTTTTTATGTTTATCACTTTTGATTCTATCAAGTGCAACACTAACAGTTGTATGGTGCGGAGTATTGCTCCGCATATGTTTATATGCTGTAATCATTTTTTATTGCCTAATATAAATAGTATAATTATTATTATCCAAATCATGTTTGCTTTATTAGATTCTGAGAGTGGTCAAGAAAGCAAGTTACCCCCTACCCCCTGGAAGAGGATAACCTTTCTCTGACCTTTTGCTCAATTGAGTTCTTTCGATTAGGTTGATAGTGGGAAGCAAGTTACCAGAAGACCCGTTACTATCATTTAACAGCACACAGTTTGGTCTCACTTCCATCGGTTGTTTTTGCATGGGATACCGATCTACCCCATTAATATGTTTGGCAAATATATAATTAGTTTTTAGTATACCAAACATATTCCAACAATTTTGATTCGAGTTCTTCTTGATTGATATGTGACAGCTCTTCGTTGGTAAGGTGTCTACCATATGTTAACAGTATTGCTTGTTCTAGATTCATCCTATTGATAGATTGTGTTGCAGTTCATAGACCTTCTTTCTTACCTTTTGCTGGTCTATCTTGTGCAGCTTGTTAAACATTGTTGATTTGGTTAGATGAATGCCATAGGTATCTGATAGCTTATGGGCAATTTCTTCTACTTCTTTTGGTCTCATATTGCTTTTAAATATTTTTTTGCACACGCTCTTTTGCGCTAAGGCGCAATTAGGTTAATCAAATTGGAAGTTAATTTGTCCTTCGGTTTCTGTTCTTGCGTTTAAATCGTTTGTTCCACAGAATCCGTTACATTCAAATAAAGGCTTCACTTCCATTTCAGGCTTATCGTTAATGCAAATTACATCGGGGTAATCAGGATGCTTTTTAAGAAAAATAAACTGCATCCATTTTAACCCTGTGTCTTTTACTTTCTGCTTTGCTTCTTCTGTTTGGTCTTTAAGCATAGTCACAGGCTCACCCTTTAATTCAGTCAGTTCGTGTTCCATATTTGCCATTGCTTCAAACTTTTGAGGAAAATCACGCTTCATCTTTTGCCAATAACCTATCCCACCTTGTACGCACCCAGTTTCAAAGCAGTTATTGTTTCTAAAACCCATTTGGTACATAATCGGTATTTCAATACCTGCTTCCTGTACTACTTCAAGGCATTTGTCTTTATCATATCCCAGCATAAGCAAAGGGTAAATTCCTTTTGCTTTTACGTGGTTCATTGTCAATGATTTGGCTCTGTTAAATTCTTTCTTGTCAAATTCAAACCCGAATACTTGGTGGTCAAATTCTACATTTTCTTGCCACTTTTCACGAACCCTTCTCTTTAATTGTGTAGAGCAAATTGCACCAGTAGCCACGTTTAAAGATTTATGCTTTCGCCAAACATCTTGTATGTTCTCGTACTGCTTTCCAATATCCGTTATTACTTCAATCTCTTTTCTGTACCATTTTGCACAATCGTCCTTGAAACGGTAAGTGTCTGGATGCTCATTGCCTGTATCAATCATTACAATTCTGCAATTTTCTAACCCAAAAAGGTCTATTGCTACCTTACAAGCAACTGCGCTTGTAATTCCACCAGACCACCAACATATAATTTTTTTTGCCATCACTCAAAATATTTAATTATTACTTCTGTTCTTTGTAGTTAACTTTCTGCGTAAATCCGCACGGCTTGCTTTTAAATTCAGTCTACTTAGATTATTTAGATTGGCATAGGTGTCAACAGCTTGCCACTTAGTGTAAGCTACCACTTCCGCAATCTTTACATTGTTAGAATAGATACTAAACTTCTTTTTACTTTCCATCGATAATGACTTTAAGTAGTTTGATTAACCTATCCTTGTTCTCAATAGATGACTGCTCCAGCAGAATAGAAAGACGTAGTGAAAGAAACTTAATAGTCTTGTTCATCCCATGCCTGCGTAGCTTGAGTTCTATGTCGTTTGGAATGTTACTCTCAAACAAACGGAACAGATACTGATTGAACGAGTATCGGTTAGGGAATTGGTTGGCGATATACTCAGCACGAAACTGGTCATCGTTTAGATGCGGATACTTGTCTTGTAGTTCCGCGATTAATTTACTTTGTGTTTCCATAATTTATACTATATCAGAAAATTGTTTATCATAGTCATCTACCTTTTGAAAGATATCTCTAATCTCCTTACCTAGCTCCTGGTCATTAGGTGTAGACAGTGCGAGTTTTTTAAGCGATATAAGCATATCAAGTCTTTGCCAATCGTCTAAGGTGTAAATTTTATTGTACATAACTTCTTAGATTAATTAATTTAAGGTGTAAATAGTTTTTAGTGTATTTGCTTTTGGTTGGTGAGTGTGTACCGATGCGCCAATCAACTTCGGTGTCCTCTTTAATACCCTTAGTTCTGCGCCAGTCGTATATACTGAAGGGGAAATCCTTTTCCATTTCCCACAAATATATAACACTGTTATCATTGAGATGTAATGGTTCACCCATTAACTCAGTCAACTCTTTAAGTGTTGCCCTTACAGTATCACCATGAAAGGAACTGTCCTTTAGCTTGTTTGGTTCTTTTAGCTTTTCCATTAAAACAATTGATTTTGTACGCATTCATAAATAAAGTCTCTATCCTCATTTAGTTCGTCTAATTGCTCACAAGTCATTGGCTTACCGTCATAGTCAGCACTTGAAATGTAGGCATCGCAAAAGTCTGGGTAGTCGTTAGTGTCAATGCCATCCACTTCTACGTTTTCAATTAATTTATAGTTCATAATTTATTTTAATTGTACCCCCGCACAATCGCAAAGGTCTTTTAGTTCTTGTATTGTCTTTTTACCCACAGTTTCAGCACGTTTGAATTTTATCAGGTCTATTTTACTTAGGTCACTTACTAATGTTTTATCTAAAAAACTGTCCCAACTAACGTCATCTATATCTGCCCCAAAAAACCTCTCTTTATAATAACATAGTACATTGCGTAATCTCCAAGAGATACCCGCCCCTGACAGCGTAGTGGATTTAGATACACCTTTAAATCTTTGGTGGTTCATGTCTGTTTGCTGGGACTCTTGGTACAACCTAACTACTCTCAATGCTTCTTTGTAAACATCCTGATTAATTTTACTTAATGGGGTTGTGTTCCTCTGTTTAGCAAAGCCTTTTAGCATTGCGGGTAATGTCTTATGAGAATTGTACTTTATGTACTCCAACTCCTTTTCATACGTTACTATTTTACGATCAACTACTTTAGTTGTAGTTCCATCTTTCCAATTGATTTCCATATTGTTTTCCATATTCTTTTATTAATTTATGGAGCAAAAGTAAAAATAAAATATTTATCTCTAAATAAATTAACATATTTTAACATTTGCTATTTTATTGTCCATTGTTCCGCGAAAGCATTTGCCATTCCTTCGAATGTTTTACTTCTTAACGTTTGCCTTTCTTCTTTTGTCTTTGCATTCTTCAGCGCATCCGCATACCATTTTGGGTGTGATTTGCCCGAAGTAAAAACAGTTCTTTCACCCTTACCTACAACATTGGTAGGAATTAACTTAGGTAAATTCTTCAACCATAAGCAAGTCGTTTTCGTTGCTTCATCACCAAACATATAGGGTTGCACAATTTGGTCGGGCTTCCTCCATCTACTACTCAATAATCCAACAGGATTCTCGATGGCTATATGTTTTATGTCAGCATCGTACAAACTCTTTACAAACTTCACACTTTCCAACATATCATTTCTCCGATTTGGATACTTTGGATTAGGTCTACGTTCTTCAAATGGCAAATGTTTATCGCCAGGATGTGAAAGCCATTGCACTCCGCTTCCCGTTAAATATGTGCAAGGGGGGTGTGCTACCATTAAATCCCAACCTTCATTTATTACTTCAAAAACATCTTGTTGGTAGTGCCATTCAGGATGACCGCCACTGCAAGGTAATAGGTCGCAACTAAATGCTTCGTGTCCCAATTTCCTAAATGCTTTCGTTGTTGCCTGGCTTTCTTCACACGCTATTAATACTCTCATATATTTCTATTAATTATTAATTGAAAATCTGATCAATCCATCAGAGATACATTTAGTACCTCCGTAAACAGACTCTTCTGTTTCTTCTTCAACGGCACTTATCAACTCAAATACACTAATGCCTATATTTCTTGGTATAGGATATTTGAAGTGTTTAATACCCGCCTTAGCTTTTTGTTGAGCTATCATAATGATAGTACCTATGTGAGTTCTTTGATTAATTTTTTGCTGATTTTTATTTACTTCTATTTTCATTTTTCCTTGATTTTTAATTATTATATAAAGTCATAAATTTCATCCCAACCAATTAGCACGCAATCATTCACGGCAATTCTGTCAGCGAACACATTGTGTTTTGCATTCCAATTTAACAACTCTTGTGTTGTTTTAAAAGTTGCAATAACCTTAGTGCTTAACGCACTTTCAAATACTTCAATTTTAGCTTTCATAATTTATAGGTTTTATAAGACGTAGTGATTGCAAGTACTAATTCTTCGAAAGAATACATTCGATCTCTGTGTTGCATATGTGCATCCTCACCATCATACGATGAGATGCAATATGTGTTGTATTCTTCTCGGTCAATATTTTCTTCTTCCGAGTTTGGCAGATGTATCTGAATGTTTAACGATTCATTTCCGATCGAATCGCATTGATCATTGTGCCAGGATGTGTCTTCGAATTGAATTCCTGTAGCTGACTCAAGTTTATACTTGTTTAACTCTGTCATTTGTGGAGTGCATACTCCACATTTGTTTCCGTATCTGTTCATAATTAATTTATCTATTCCAAGCATCTTTTATGGTCACCCATATAATAGCTTGCAGTTCGTAACCCTTATATCCTAATTCTTTTGCAACTTGAGCAGTTATTTTTTCGATTCTTCTATACTGCACAATTGTACACGATTCAATGCATTCTTGTATCCCATCTTTTGGTGTAAACATACACGCTCGAAGATGCCACTTGTCGATGGTTATGTGGTCAGCACTATTCAAGCCTACATTCATAGCGAATGCGTGAGTCTTTGGGGACTTCTCACTTATCAATTGACCATCTAATGCATTGAACGCTTTTAGTTTATTTGCATTGTATGTGCAAACCTTCACAGATTCTGGCGGTATCCCCGCAAGCCACGCCTTGATAACAGACTCAGCATCTATTTTATTTCTTTCCCATTTGTTATTGGGAGATAGACAACTGATAACAGTAGCACATATGTACATATCAATGTTATACTTCTCTGACAAATACCTTGCAAATTCTTGCGCCTCAGAGTACCACATAACACCCGATTGTATATGAGCATCAGATGCTTTTTCAATCCATTTCATTAAGCATCGCTTAACTTGTCGGTTGTCGCATTTTGTTATTGACTGTTTCATAATTTAATTGTTTGAATAAATATGATGAAATGATAAAACATAGCTATATTTTGGTAGAAAATTATTTAGCCAATAACTGGCGGCTTCCTTATCTGTTGCTTTGAGAAGATAGTCCATCAGTTCATCATTTTGCTCCGCATCATATCCGTTGTCGTATAGATACAAAGGAATAGCGTTCGCACTATCAATTAGTTCATCATCAGATGAGGTGGTAGAATTAGCTATCTGTTGATAGGTAAGAATTAGTTCAGTCAGTTTTTGAATATTCATAATTTCTAAGATATTAAGATAAATGAGATGATTAGGATAAGGAACATTGAGGTCATTAAGACTACTTCGATAATTGTCTTCTTCATAATTTTTTGATGGTAAGCAACATCACCTATTTGTTTATTGGTTTGAGCGGAGCAAGGGGCTTTCACCCCTTGGTCTCGGCATTCTCGAGACAGTCCCTAGCACCTTTATATTTTTTCACCTTCTTCTGTAAATTCATATTCATTTGCCTCGC